CGCTTTGGATAAAGGTACGTTATGCTCATTGATAAAGTCTTCGATGTCTTTGTCCGTCCAATCAATCAAAGGCATTTTTGCGATTAGACCATTTCTGTATCTAGTGCAGGCTTTACCGCCCTTTGCCAACCTACTTTCCATGTTTGCTTTACGTGCACCACCCTCAGCGGCTCGCTCACCCAATAAATTACCTAAAATGCCATTTATCTTAGCATATTTTTTGAATGGGTCTTTTTTGAGTATGTCGCAGCATTTGTTACTGACTTTGATGTCAAAATCCGGGTGTAATATATGCATGTCCTTATTAGCGATTTTTGTGCTTTTATAATGTCCTGTATCGTCACCTAGTAATTGTTGTAGATAAAAAGGATTGTCATTACGTTGCATTTTACCGATATTTTCTGATTTTAATTTTGATTTTATCGGTTTACCTTTGTTTTTTACAATCCAGTCAAACGGTCGTTTGGGATCTGGTCGGATAATCTGCACGTTGGAGTAATAGTTATCCTTTACCCATTGTACAAACTCAACTGTAGCTCCCAACTCAATGCCGGTATTGCAAAATACTGCTGGTATGGCGTTACGCGGTAACGTATATATCTCTTCGCACATTTTTATGAGAGTGAGTATGACTGTGCTGTCTTTGCCTCCGCTAAATGATACGTAGCACTTACCACCGGTATCATGGTATAACGCCTCAACGCGCTCCATCGCTTTTACGATTTTTGTATTGTCCGTGGTTATCTCTCTCCTTCCTCGTTATAAGCTGTTTCTAAGTTCTTCGATTTTCTTGTCGAGTTCCTCCTCACTAAATTCTGATTCAACTTTGATCAAGTCTTGATTATCCCACCATGCTGGTAGTTGTTTGCTCTCATGTTTTACGTTTACAGGCTGATTGAGGTATCCCTCAAACTTGGTGCCGAACAATGTTTCTGGCCGTAAATATTTGCACATTTCATCGTTAAGCCATTCTGTACATTTTTTATCAATAACCGTTTTGAAGTCGTCGAAAGAAAAACCTTCGTTGTACCTCGCTTTTATTTTCTCCTTTGTCTTTGGAGTTTTATAGCGATACTGAGTTCCTGCTTTCTCATTCAAATAGTCGATGATTTGTTTGTACGGTATATTATCAATTTCTGCATCCTCTTTACCATGAGGTACGTCGTCGGATTCGCGAGAATCTGACAATATATCTTTTTCTTTCTCTTTATCTAACTCTATATCTATATCTTTTATTACGTTACTTTTTGTTACAGGTGTGTTACATTGTAACAATTTCTGTTTTTCTCGATGCTTCGCAACTCTTTGAGCTACTTCTGATGTAGAGCCAAAACGTCCCTGCATTTCTTGCATGTATATTTGATTATCGGATTCATCCGCAATCAAATTCCATTTACGCAGCATACCTAAAGTCAATTTAACAATGTTTTCATCTTCACTTATCTCTTCGGATATCTCTTGTTCAAAAGTCTCATAAATCCCGTCATAGATTAGCACTCCATTTGTCCTTAACCCCAGCAGTTGCATTTTTAGATAACACAGGCACATTTCCGCTCCAGAAGGAAGTTTCCTTAATGCTTTCTGCACCTTGTTCGTGAAATAATCTTCCTCCAGTTTCAGATAGTAGTAGCGTTTATTCTCTGCCAATTTACCACCTCAATCCGTTAGTTTACTGCAATCTATAATTCCGCAAACTCCTTCTCTTTTCGGGCTAATTCATCCGTTAAAATTTCCCGTAACTTAGAATCAATTTCTTTCGTCGTGTAATGCTTGTGATCAGGGTGTCGCTTGTTCACATTATTCCATATGAGCAGGACTTCACTCTTTAACATTTCTCTTATATCGTGGATTTCTTCATCCAGTTCTAACCCCTTGTCCAAAGTATCTTTATTCATTTTCACGTCTCCTTTATCTCGATTCCGTATTTCTCTGCCATCATACGCCGTTTCAAGCGGTACACAGGCGTTTTTACTCCTTTGGCATCCTCCACTATCAGTTGACCGTTTAGGTCGTTATACGTAAAGTCTGCTATGTATCTGATAGGCATACCGTATTTGCTCTTTGGTATCAATTCAAACGGTACCTGCAGGCGGAGGTTTATTATCTCCCCTGCCTGCTCCAGTAGCCATAATTCTAGGTATCTTGATGCCTCGTGTTTTGATGCGAAAGTTATCCCGTCCACCTCTGTTTTAACAGCTCCGTATTTGCTCTTTTTAGGCTTTGTGGGCGGTGTTTGTGCAGAGGTATACTTGCGTCCGTCTGGGTAGTTAATCATCATCAAACACCTTTAATTCGCCTTTTTTGATAAAATATTCCATTTTCTTATCAATGGCAAAAGGTGATAAGTGATTCTCTTGTATGAATACCTCATTGCCTATCGTGTGACACTTTATATGACATCCCCTGCACAAAGGCAAGGCGCGTTTACCAACATGCGATATCTTATGACGATTGTTTCCTGCACCGACCGCATCAACATGGTGTATATCGGCATGTTTCCCACATATTACGCATCTTCTTTTTAAAGCTAGTGCATATGATTGCTTTTCGTCGAATGTATATTCGTAGTCCGTAATAATCTTCTTAGCAAACGGTATCTCGTTATATATGCAGTAGTCAATAATGGCCCGTATTAAGCCGTTTGCGTAGGTCATGCTGCAGGAAGACAGACTTTCCACTTCTATTTCCATTACTGATGCATACTGTTGTTGTAATTCCATTCTCACCCATTCCGAATCATAGCCCGTATATCGTGCTATCTCTCCGCATAAAGCGAAGATAAAACGCCTTTGTTTATCTGTTATATGCCGTCTATCAATGAGCTTTATATCAACTTCCAGCGTATCTCCACAATCAAGAAACATTTCATCCGTTTGTTTTAATGCAACGGCATCTATGCAATAGACACCGTTGCGCTTATACAACTTGCTCATTGCTTAGAAAGGAAGATCATCATCCCTTATATCCAGATGACTTGCATATGCCTGCTGTGGTGTAAATCCGCCAGAAGGTGCGCTTGTCTTTTTTAGCAGCTTGTCTTCCGGAATTGTTACGTTGTCAATTTCAGAGACAGCCCTCACATACATACACTTAGTAGAAAATTTTGATTCTCCTTTATCATTCAGATATTCTTCCCTACCGAATACGCCACAGAATTTCTTTCCTTTCAGGCTTCCTTCATCCCAAGACCATATGTATCCAGGATTAGATTCCAGTATCCGGTTGATGAAAGCTTTGAAATATGGATTTGACTGTTCTGTTCCATACCCCTGATAATATGTACCTCTCCACTTTGCATTCGGGTCTTTCTTTCTATCCGCTGCAAGCATTGCACCATAATAACCTGGTTGTTTATCTTCTGGTGCGAAGTCATATGCTATAACGAGCATCTTGTTTCCACTTTTAGATACTTCTGTGCGCGCGCCAACGATTGCACATATGTGTCCGCCTAACTCAATTTTTTCAAAACTTCCAGCTTCTTCTAATTCATTCCATCCGTTGATTGGTTCCATTTTATCCTCCTACTTAACTGTTAATGACGTTTTCTCTACTAAACTACAGCCAGGCACGTCAATTCCTTGTTTCAGTGCTGCACCGATTTCTTTCTTCATCGGCGATGTTTCTGTTTTCACTTTTAAATATTCTTTAGGTATGAGAATTTCTGCATCAATAGAAACTGACTTTGTGTTTCTCGTACTTATGGTGTTTCTGGCGGTAGCAAGTTTCTTTTTACCACGCATCATCAACGCATTTAACAAGTATTTTTCCAAATGATCGACTCGCTTCTGGTCTGAATCATTTTTCATTTTAAGAGCATCGATTTCTTCTTTTCTTGCCTTGATCAGTGCCTTCACCTCTTTAATCAAACAGCCGATATTATCAGCTTTTACTTCAAATTCTTCTTTGATTGCATCCAATTCCTCATCTGTAAACAGAATCTCTCCTGTTTCTGGATCAACTCTTTCAAACAGCTGCAAGTATGCTGCATTGATTTCATATAAACTTCTCGTCATGTCAATACTCCTCCAATACTTTGATAACTTCCATAATGTCATTATCAATTTCATCCTCTTCAAATGCTCCCATAGGCGTTTTTGCTGTACTGTTCTTGGCATGTGTCTCAAATACATAGCGTCCGCCTGCAGCTTTTGCATTCAGGATGGTTGTGAATTTGCTTTCAAGACAGATTTTGTCAATCTTTTTTCCGCTCGTTTTGATGCGAGTAAACATATAACCGCTGTCATCGCGCTCTGTCTGCGTATGTGCTGTAAATATGATATTGAGATCATCGCGCAGCGTAGGAGCGGTGTCCACCATATTCCATATACACTGTGCAAGATCCATCCACTTGTCGTAGCCTTTTTCTTTGCATCTGCGCATTTCATCGCCCACCATGATGCCATTGATTGTATCAATGACTACATATTTGATTTCTGGACGCTTGTCGCTGATTTTGACAAGCATACGCATAATTTTGTCTGCATCATCGCTGACCATGTAGTTCTTATTGTCTGCATTGTATTCATTGCGCCAGCCTTTCCAGCTGAGACCTTTTTTATCACAGTCAATATATACTGTTTCTTCCGGTGGAAGATTGCGCATTGCGGTCGTTTTACCACTTCCGCTCTCTCCCATAACACATATTACTTTGCTCATACATTTTCCTCCTAAATTTCTTCCAGAAGGCCTTTCATTTCCTCCTGATAATCGTCTGTTTCGATGTATGTCTTATACTGGCTAATTTCTTTTAAGACATTTTCAATCTCATTTTCTTCCAGCCTGTCCATTACCGTTTGATATTTTGCGTCGTCACCAATCGATTCCGCAAATACAAGATAAAAGTCAGTCAGTAAATGATATTCGTATGCGCTGCGTAGCCTCTGAATGTATTCATCGTTTTGCTTGTTATCATCTACATACTTGTCAATATACGCCTCTCTAATTTCCTCGTTTGTAACGCCTTCGTCGTCCAAAAATTCGGATGCTAAGACAGTTAATTTCTCTATTTCGATATCACCCTGCTGTTTAGCATCTATATATACGGGTAAATCTTCAAGCACATGGTTCCTTTCGTGATAACTGATCATTCTGAATATAGCTCCGTTTATGCTTTTAATAAGAAATTTGATACTGCTGCATTTGAGGGAATATGATACATCCTCTTGATCTCCCCATGTATTCGGTCTACTGTTGTCCCGCAGGTTCAGGCGAAACACAATTCTCATATTTTCCGTTTCAATTTTTGTCAATTTGATAGTGATGACAAAATCCTTATACTCAAACAGCGTCCATGTTTTCTGCCATAATGCAGGGTTAAGATAATTTTTGACGATAAAACTGTAGTCCATTTTCCAGACTTTTATTGCTGGTAACATATCTCTTCCTCCTTAAAATATTTCTTGTGTTGATTTTGTGCTACGCTCCGCAGCTGTCATAAGTGTGTAATCTTTGCCATCCTCGTAGATCGGGAAAACTTCATCACTTGGGGTTCTTCTCCAAGGTCCTTCACTTTCCCACACGTCATAGATACATTTACGACACATTTCTTTTCCGTCTCTCCAGTGCAGCATACCGTAATATTCCTGTTTACCACACTTGGGACATATAATGACCTTCTTCATGATGTCATTCATATTCAGTAATCCTTTCTTCTTTCTTAGCTTCTGCATCTTCCACCTGCAAGTCTGCCAGCTCCTCAGCTGACGGCTCCCACTCTTCGTCGTAGTGGTCTGGGTCCATGCGGTTATAGATGGTTTTCATGATGTGCCTCCAACAATACTACCAGGTCGCATATAACTCCCATGCACAGCGTGTTGTACATGCTGATAACCAGGTATATAGTTAATGCTGCATGACCGATTACTATGTATTCCCACATCATCAGTCCTCCAGCTCATCCGCATGTTCTCTCAGCCATGTTTCCAAGCCTTTAACTGTAAGAGTCAGCTCTTTTATCCTGTGTTTTGTCTCTTTAATGCAGTGTTCTACTTCTGCGTTTTCTTCGGGCAGCCAGTACCCTTTTTCTGATGACACTGATATAATCGGTATTCCTTCAATTCTTAGGTCTTTGATTATGTTTCTGTTTGTACGATCATCCATACCGGTTATTTGTTTTAACATCGGTCTGGATATTGCGTTATCCTTGCCCTTACGGAGTATCGTCCGTATTTGGTTTTTGGCAAAGATATACGGTGTTTCTTTTGTCAATTTATCCCTCTTTTCATGTTTATGTGATATGATTATGTGTAAAAAAAAGGGAGGTTTTATGAAATTGATTGCTCAAGTAAATGCATATATTCAATCTTTTGTATCTAAAGTTTTTAACTGATCTATCCGTTCTTTTCTCCAACTTTTTATAAGTACTAAAGCGATATTGTCTAATAGCATCCACCAAAATAGTAATTCTTTGATTTCTTCCATTTTAATTCACTCCCTTGCTTTTCCACTTTGTATCCCTTATAATAAAGATGAATCTTTTTATAAGGGTTCGTGGTTTAGATGCTCTGTCCGCCAAGACTTGGGAGCATCTTTTTTTATGTGATACTTCTGCCACATAAGGCGCTGCATCCTTTTACAAACGGTAAAATGTTCACAGACGACCTCTGGTTTCCTTATTGTAATTTCTTGAGCAGGACCATTAACATATGACGTGTTTTTGGTTATTGCAGGTTTGATTATTAATACCTGGTATGGACAACCTAAACATTCCTGTAGATACCTCACTTCAACTATTGATTCTGTGTCCACTCCTTCACTTCCTTTCCTGCTTGCGTTTCTTCCGAGGATCAAACACATCCTCACTGTAATATGCCTCATACCATGAGAGAGGTATCCTACGTTCGTCGTAAAGCTTGACTTTTCCGAACTCTTTTTCATATTTCTCACGGCATGTTTGTTTTATCGTACAAGCCATACCATATCCAATCGGATTATCTGGATTTCGCTCATTGTGAATACGCTGAATATCCTTCGCTGTTACAAATCTTGCGATAGGCATAATATCACCCCTTATGTATGCAGAATTTATTCACAAAATAAATCTGTCCTTTTCCCGTTACTTTTGTGGTTCGTGTTGTTCTAACACTTCCGTCTGGATTGTTGACTGTCCGCTCTTTGATTTCAAACAGTCCTCGTTCCATTGCTTTTTGTGTCGGCATATTGTAGTTATCTCCTTTGGTACAGAGATACTCGTTTTCTCGCATCCATGTAAATAACCTGTTTTGCCCGATATCGCATCCATTTTGTTTAATGAGCTTTGCCAACTGTCCTATGAGAATGCTGTCATGACTTGTTGATACTGCATCAGCAAATAATGCCTTAGGCTTCATTTCTTCATTTTCTATACGCAGTGTTTGTAATTCTCTTTGTGACATCTGCAATGCTCGTGCCATGACCTTCTGTGGGCTGTTCCAGTCATTTTCCAGTTGAATGAAATACTGTCTAGCCTGTTTACCTTTTTCGTTACGTTGAATCATAGCGATTTCTTTCGCCATTTCGATAGTCAGCTGATAATCTTTAGTAGGCTGTCCATTTTGGGGGTGGTCAAAAATGACCAGGGTATAATCAGTATCCTCTGTGAATCCATATTCACACATTCGTGGAAACCAATGTCTGAAATCTGTTCCTACTTCTAAAAACTCATGTAAATCTCTTGCCAGTACCGTTATACGGTCGTTGTCGTGTTGAATCTTTATTAACTCGTGCATAACTTTCCTCCTTTCTAGCACGCTTTTCCATGCGTAGGCGTTCGGCAATTTGCAACTTCTTGTCTTATATGGCCACTGACAAGAACGCCAATATCAAATTCTGAATAGTCATATCCGTTGTCCTGCAAAAATTTAATCAATTCGCACACTCGTTCGTTGCCTTTCCGCTTGGCGATTTCCATATATTCTTTTGCTGTCATTTAATCACCTCCTTTGTGATTGAATAATTGACCTTTCCTGCAAATGTGATAGTATTTATTTACATGGAAAGGGGGTGAAAATGTGAATAACTATCAATTAGAACAATATCTCAATGACTATTATGCGATGTTAAGGAAAATCACAGAACCAATAAGACAACTTGCCGAAAGTTATACGGAACAAATTAAACAAATTCAGCAAGTTGTCTCCGATGCCATTAAACCTTCAATAGATAAAGCGAATGAAGCTCTTCGTGAATATCATGAGAAAATGAAAGAGTTCATTGAATATGCGAAAGCAATATCCATTATGTATAAAGAAGTACCACCTTCTTATGCAATAGAGGAAGAAACAAGCATACCTGAATCTGTGGAACAAGAGAATAGCCCATCTCGTGCTCCACCTGATAAATCATTCACTGAAAAACTTTTGTTTTGGTACATATATCTGACACTTGCACTCATGCCAGTTATTCCGTACTTAGAAAGACTTATAATTGACAGTTACGTGTTCGAGATATTGAAAATTGTATTCAAGTTATTTGGCGTGTATCTTTGATGCATGCCTTTTCTTCACCTCCTTTACATTAACTACGCCATTATAATATCGTACTTAGTCATTTATGTCAAGTTATTTTGTTATTTTTATTGACTAAGTACAATTTAAAGTATATCATAATGACGAGGAGGTGAAAAAAATGAATGGTCGTATAAAATTGATACGAAAAACATTAGGAATTAGTCAAAGAGACTTTGGAAAAAAAATTGGTATAAGCGACACAGCTGTATCAAAATTAGAAAGTGGCGAACGAAATCCGTCAGAGCAGACCTTAAAATCTATTTGTCGAGAATTTAACGTAGATTACTTCTGGCTCACTGAGGGCGCAGATGTCGACATGTTCATGAAATTACCAAATACGCTGATGGAAAAATTATCAGAACGGTATAATCTGAACAAAAAAAGCCAGATGGTTTTAAAAACCTATCTGGAGGCGCCGGATGATGAAAAGGAAGCAATCGAAAATTTTCTTACAACGTTGGCAGAAAATCTGCAAAAAGAAGGCAAGGAGTGATTTTCCTTGTCTTTTTTATTAGTGATTCAATTTTATCCATAGTAGTTCATAATACAATTCTCTCAATACTTTTAACGATTTCACTCCCCTCACCATTTTTACGATATGCCTTATGTAAAAATCTTCTGTTTCCATGATCTTTATCCTCCTATAAAATTGGTAATATTTTCTATAGCTATATTATATCGCAAAAAATATAAAATTGGTAACGCTGCCAATTATTTCTGTAGATGTCCAATAAATTGGACAAATCCCCTATTTAAAGTCAGACTCAAACAAGTCTGTTATTTTTATATGTAACGCCTCCGCTATTTTTTCAAGTTGGTGTATAGTAGGTGATGTTTTTCCGTTTTCGTAGTTGTTTAAGGTGCTTTTAGTAATGCCAGTTAGTTTTGACAAATCGCGCAGAGTCTTCTCTTTTTCTATACGCCGTTCATATATTAGTAATTTCACTATAATATTATATGCAAGTAAGTATTTTGTGATTCGCTATTGAGTGATATAATGTAATAAATAACAGTATGGAGGGAGAATATGAAAGTCATAAAATTATTAATTGCGTGCATAGCGGCAATTAGTATACTGGGCTTTTTGGGTAATGACTCTATTGTATTAGAGGCAAAACTTTTTAGATGCACAATAGCTGGAGCAACAGCTATCTATTTCTTTCGTCTCTTTATCTTAGATCAAATCAGCTCATCTAATACTTCAGAAGCCGATCTTGTCGAGGAAGCTGAGCCCGTTGAAGAATCAAAGCCTGATATATTTCCAAGCGAATTAAAATCTGAAAGTAAAATAGAAGTAGAAAAAAGTGCGCAACGTTGCGTATTAGTAATGCAAATTACTGACTGCATCAAGCAAATCTGTGAGCAGGCAGCCCTTCCAGAAAAAGAAACACCCTTTATTACCGCTAACAATCAGATAAAAGATATAGGAAAACTATTTTCTGCCGAAGCAGATACACCCGAAAGAAATACGCCTAAAATAAAAAGACCCTTGGATTACGATTTCAACGAATACTACAAGTCTGCTTTTATAGCTGTACCGGCCATAGAAGAAGGAAACGACCACTATGTTTTTGATGATGATAGCAGAAAACCGCCATCCAGGCTAGCTTATGAAAAGCTATGGAGAGAAGCACCGCCTATTGAAATATATAAAAATGCTTATATTTCAAGAAAAGCAACAACGCTTCCAAGCAGCTATATTGTATTCGATACAGAAACTACAGGGCTTGAATATCAGATTGAAAAGATTATCGAGATAGGGGCAATTAAATATATCGACCATACACCTGTTGAAAAGTTTCAAATGCTCATAAACCCTGAGAGAGAATTAGACGAATTCATAACTAAGTTAACACATATCAAAAATGAAGATCTGACGGATAAACTTACAATAGATAAAGTGTTACCGATGTTTTTTGATTTTATTGAAGGCTATATACTGATTGCTCACAATGCTCCTTTCGATATAAAAATGCTAGCTTGTGAAGCGTATAGATCAGAAATCGAGCTCTTTAATAATAAGGTCATCGATACATTGACTTTAGCTAGAAGATGCATTCCAAAGGTAAAAGTGAAAGATTATAAACTAAGTACTTTAAAAGATTATTTTGGGCTTGCTAATAATTCACATCGTGCTCTTGAAGACTGCGAAGTTTGTTCAGCAATTTACCAGTATTACTGTAGTTGTATAAATAGCGCTTAAACCATATGCACTTAAGTGCTATAATATAACAAAAAGGAGGGAGAAGAAATGTATCTATTAGCTCTATTACTACCGCCTGTCGCGGTACTATTATGCGGAAAGCCTATACAGGCATTACTTAATTTGGGATTGACCTGCTGTCTGTATGTACCAGGAGTGATACACGCTTTCGCCGTTGTCGGGGAGAAGAAACAGGATAAGCGATTCAAAAAATTATCAAAATCCGCAAGACACTAAAAAGCCGCTGACCACAGCAGCTTTTTTATATGCCTAGAAGCTGTTTCTTTTTTGTGACAAACTCCTCATTCGTTATGATTCCTATATCAAGCAACTCTTTAAGCTCCTTAAGTTCATTGTATTTACTCGTTTTAGATTGTTCTGGCACTGTTTCGGCCTTGCTGGTGTCTTTGTTCATAAATTCAATAATCTTTCTGTCAGCGTCTTTAAATAGGTGTGCATATGTTTTTCTGATGGTTTCAACGGTGTCTCCCAATCTCTGTGCTATCTCATAATCAGAATATTGGTCAGCTTTATTGTTGATCAAGTACGACACATGAGAATGGCGAAAATCATGCACACGTATAAGGTGCAGTGTATTTCCGGCTGCATTTGCAGACTCCACTCCACGAATAAGATTTTTGCGAATCGTCTCGGCTGGAAGCGGTCTATCAAAACCAAATACAAAGCATTCGGCGTTATATCCAAAAAGCCTCTCACAATACGTTTTCTGCTCTATCATAGCAGTTTTTACGATATCTGGCATAATTATAGTACGCATACTATTTTGTGTCTTAGGACTTGTGACTTCCCACGCTTTGCCCTTTATTTTGTTTGTCACTGTTTTGTAAATTCTAATCGTGTTTTTATCAAAGTCTATATCCTTCCATTGTAATGCCTGAGCTTCACCCTTACGTGTTCCCATATAATACAAAAAGACATAAAAGCGTTGCATTTCTGGTTTTTTTACATAGCGTATAAATGTCTCAAATTCAGACGGTTCCCAAAATAGCATTTCTTTTTTCACTTCGTCTTTAAATGCCGATCTACGTACTTTTGTCATAGGATTTATAACGATATAATTCTCATCCACAGCATACTTAAATATTTTATTTATGGTGTAGTAATACTTCGATACATACGACTTACTGTACTTATCTTCAAGCCCTTTTATAAATCTTTGCAGGTACTCTTTATTGAATAGATTTATTTTCTTTTTTCCAAAAACTTTATTGCATTTATCTATAATATCCTGGTCTGTCCGGATGGTCACAGCTTTAACATTGACAGCTTGTGCAAGATATTCTTCTGCCAGTTCAGCGAATGTTTTATTGTATTTTGCAACCTGGATAGCCTGCCACCGCTTTACAAATTCTGTTTCATATTCTCGTGCCTCATCTACATACTTGCATCCACGGGCAAGTTTTGTATATTGATAATAAGTACCATCCTCTTTTTGTATCCTACCCTTAATGTACCATTTACCATCACGTTTAATCGTTGCCAC